GGAGGGGACCGATCTACCGATGGTATGCGGATCCCATATAATATCGGGAGCCGGACACTCAGTTAAATACTGACGTAATCGGTCGATCCCATCAGGTCTGCAGGAGGTCTTCTCAGCAGTAAGTACTGCTGATTTAACCTCATAGCGTTCCATGGTATTACAGTACCGCATTTTAAGGTGCGAGTACTGATAACCACAGTAACTATGCAAACCATCGATGGCCAAAGCACCACCCAGGGCGTGTCTATCCTCTGCCTTCGTGATCCCACGTATGGGAATCGAAGCGAGAACGCGCCCCGGTAACCTCGATAGCAGGAAGTCGGCCACATTCCACAACCCCTTTTGATGGAAGTTGTTCGACGTTTGGACAACCGTACTAACGGTGCCTGGGGAAGAAGGGTCAAAGTCAGACCTAATATAACCGGGAGTTACGTCCACCCTGTCATACCAGTCAGCGCCACAGCTCTCTCGGAACTTTCCAGTTCCGTAGGTCTTGCGCGTATTGACCTTGAGGCCTAAGGACCCAAGAAGGGCCCTTAGGAGAGGAAGCGAACCAACGGGGACTATTAAGTCATCCCCGTAGACCGCGACACTTTTCGCTGCTCTACGCACGGACTCACTACTAACCCTCTCACCTCGGTGTATAATTACCGAAGCAAAGGATATTGCAGCAAATACCAAGCTTTGAACTGGAAAAGTAAGCGCAGAGCCCATAGACGCGAACTTCCTGATGTTTAACTTATCAGGAAAGCGCTTGTCCTTAGCCATTGGCGACTGGACTAGCGTCTTGGTGCGACACGCAATCATCGCCTGGAGGAGTTCTGGCTTACGCCGGAATACTCTCTCGACGAGACTGCATGTTAGACGGTCTGACGCAGAGCTAAGATCGACTGTAGCCCCATCACCACCTGAGGCCCAACGGGCCATGGTTTGGTTATGGGATTGGTCCCGAATCCTAATAGCATGCCCAAGTTGGGTTAGCTCAAAGGACTGAAGGAACCAGTCGGCAATGCCCTGTTGTACCCATTGATGACTTATAGGTTCCGCGGCAATAAGCCTTGGACCCTTCATCGTCTTTGGGACGCAGATCAACTTTGAGACTGTCTCCCCATTGATCGGTACTACTCCGTCTGCTGAGAAGCAGGTAGAAGCGTGCCAGTCGTAAGGAAACACAGCCTCGAGTTTATCAGGCCAGATCGGGAAGGAATACTTACTCCATCCCGGTTTTCCATCGGATACTGCACCCGGTCCATGACGACAGCGTATGCTGTATGGATCAAATTTCGGGAGTAGTCCAACAACGACGTCAAAGACGCGCTGCAGGTCACCCGAAACTCGGGACCATCCTCCGTAGCGTCCGTAAAGACTCTCAGCGTCGTCGGCAATGAAGTCGACAACACTAAGCTCTCCGGCCTCGCGTCGGAAGAAAGGAGACCACACGTCGTCCCAATCAAGATCGGGGCGACGAGCAACTTCCTCAACCGCATAGAACTCCTTAATGGCCTCATATTTATAGAAGTCATCGCATTCTCCAATATATTTCTTCCAGATGTAGCAAAGTTGCCGCACCGCGAAGATGTAGTCTGCACAAGGAGAAGTTCTGATACTACCGTCATACTTGAACACTCGAGACGTGAACGCCCAGAATAGTCTGGGCCTCGCATCCCTCCCACGTCGGGTCCTGAGCCTTGAAAACCCAGGAATCGTTGTAGGATTAAGAGAGCCAGAGTCCAAGGAAGCATCGAAATGCTTCCCGAACTCAGGGAGGTCCACGGTGAAGTACCGTGACCCTCTGTTCATGGCAAGGCGCACTAGCTGAGTTTGATCCCAACTAATACTCTTGCGGTTGGCTTCTGGAACCAGTGACAGCAGGTCCCGATAAAGGGCCACTGTCACTCCCTGGAGCAAATCATGCTGAATAGGTGGTGAGGCCATAATAACCTTCCTACCTGCTCACTTGATCCAACCCCGCAACATGCGTAGAACCATCTAGGGACCTGGCAATGAAGCCAGGCCCCGGACTCGTCAGCTCTCGCCGACGAGCAACCGATCGATGGTTGCAGACACTGCCCACGCGCAAAGCGCCAGGACGACGTAACGGGTCTGTGTAAGATCCATTCCGTCACCATTCTGGATTGCCAACGTCGTGTACATGACCTGCTCAGGAACAGTTGCCGTTGCGAAAACGGTATACTTGACTCGGACCGTATGGCTTTCGCCAGCGATTCCGCCAGTGATCTTACCGTCAGTGTGACGGATAGTGAACTGGAATTCATCCAAACTCGTTCGATAACGATATGTGGAAGAATTGTCATCCTGATTAATGCGTGGCATAGATTTAGCCACTGCGTTTACGGTTATAGATTGCGGGTCTGTGAGCATGATTGCCTTTCTCGAGGTAGTCAACTCTCCTACAGCAGTTTTAACACTGCAAGAGAACCAAGGATGCCAGCCTGACCCAAAGTTAAAATAGGGCAGGTGGCCGACAACGTAACAGCAGCAGGTATCGTCCGTGATTTAAGCTCCCGCTCGTAAGCGGGTGGTTCGACCGTCCCAGAGAAATTTGGGTTAGTCTGTACCGTATGCTCAGTCACGAATAACGTATGCTGCATTACATAGCTCTGACCTGGATGGAAGCCGACCGAATTACGTCTGGAGGATAGGAAAGTACCTACGTCTCCAAACCAATCGATTAGCCATGTCCAAGGTAAGAGGTTCCATACTGTAGAAGCGTCAACTCGACCGCCGATACATGCCAAGAAGGCACGCCGACGAATCTCGTTGGGGGTGGGAATGCCTAGGCGGACATCTTCGTCCGGAACCCAGGAAACATTACACCACTTTCTAGTGCCCGCAGTCCGCCTGTACGTCATACTGTTAACGACTCCTGAAGAGGAGACCGTAACAGGGGCAGACTTATAGGAACCTTTCGCGAGCTCCCTAGTAAATCGGAACCCTCCTTTCCTAAAACCAAGGGAAAGGTGTTCCGCTCGACGGTCCGCTGCAGCCTGAAAGTCCAACATGGACTTAAGATCGGAGATAAGAAGCTCCCAGCCAAACTCAGAAGTGAGGTTGGCACGTGCAACGTTCTTCACCTTAGAACTTCCATAGTGATAAAGGAGCTCAGGGAGCTCCCTCAATTCACCGAAGAAGTAGGGAAGATCAATGTGTGGTCGTGACGGATTAGTAGCCGCCAACACATCATTGATAGACTTCGAGCCAAGAAGCGATGGTGCAACCGTAGACGATACGGAAGCGATGTCGGGAAACCGCTCATATATAGCGCGGTAGCCGGCAGAGAATGGGTTCAGAACCCCACTCACCATGGCGGATTGGATTTTCGTTCGCTGGAGTGACCAAGGTCCTCCAGTAACGTAGGGATACGGATGACTAAAA